AGCTTATCGCATTACTTACAAACGTATTGCCCTCAGAAGAACCACAAGATTTGTATCAGTATGTAGCCAACAAAACTACAGAGTATTGCAAACGTAACATCGCAGAGAATGATTGGTTCGGTGAGTTTCTAGCATACTGGCACGAGGGTATTACTCGTGGGGTATTGAAGCGACCTACCATGTGTGATAGTTATGGACTGACTTTCTATGGCATACAAAAATATGTAAAGGTAGAGGGTCATCTTGATTGGATTCCCAAGGAGCAATTAGGGGGTGCAGTTGTAGAACTAGCACGCGCAATCAAGGCAGGACTAGAAGAAACTCTAACTAAACCTAATGTTGGTAAGGAATATCTAAAAGAGATTGCTAATATATCTAGTCAATTGAATCAACACCTTGTATTCACAGCACCATCTGGATTCAAAATGGTTCATGCATACTTCAAACCTATTAGGAGAAGAAGCCTAGCAGCACTATTCAATCACAAAGAGTTATCTTTCTCTACGTTTAGTTCAAAAGATGTAGACAAGAAAGCCGTTGAGCAGGCTATACCACCTAACTTTATTCATGCTTTAGATGCAAGTCATATGTTCTGCACAGTGGTTAAGTTGATTACCTTTGGGTATGAGGACTTCTCTATGGTCCATGACTCTTATGGTTGTCATGCACCTCTTGTGCCTATCATGCGTAATGTAATCAAAGATGAGTTTTATAAAATGCACAAGGAAAATCAACTTGAAAACTTCAAACAAGAAAATGAATCTAACCTCGCGGTCTGTCTGCCGGACATCCCACAGAGGGGAGAACTCAGAACCGAACGAGTTCTTGAGTCAAATTATTTCTTCGCCTAAGATTGTATACATCCAATGGTATGATGCTATTACAACAGGAGATGCAGGCTGGACACCTGCTGATGATATCGAAGACTTAATTCATTTAGAGCCACCTGTTATGCATACAGTAGGTATTGTGTTGAATGATAGCACATCTTACATTACGCTAACAGATACAGTGGGTCCAGATGAGACTGCTTCCGTTCATACTATTCCAAAGTGTATGGTTAAACGGTTACAATATATTGATAATTATATACAAGGGGGGACCGATTTATGACTTCATCATTTATCGTACAATCAGAACATGACATGGACCGAGTGATCTCGGATGCAATCCAGATGTCAAAAGATATTCAAGACATCAAAAAGATGCGGATCAGTTTTCCCACTGACCAACTTGCAGAAATTTTCCTTGAGAATCTAGCAGGAAAATTTATAGAAGCAGGTATTCCGTTTGAGAATAATTTGGAAGTTACTATTGTTTTGCCCAAAGATGAGGAGAACGATGCTTAGTTCTACCAAAGGGAGATAGATATGTTAGAAAAGTTTTACAAAGAGAACCCCGGAAAATTACTTAACGGTAAAGTGTACAACGCAAAAGAAGACAACACACTGAACAGTCTTCAAGTTGCACACATGAGAAAAGAAATTAATCTGTATGCTCCAGTCGAAGCGTATACTGAGAAGTGGTCACACAGATTCAACAAAGAAACTGAACAGTTTATTGAAGCCCATCCTGTTTCAGGCACAAGGAAGAGAAACGATCTTCCGCCCATTGCTGCACAGTGGCAGCAGGAATTTAGAAAGAGGAACAAAAATGGCAAGAGTTCTGGTCGTAGGTGATATACACTTACCCGCAGAAGATCCTGACTACTACGACTTTATCAAGAGAGTAAAGCGTAAATACAAGACGGATGAATGCGTATTGATCGGTGATGTTGTAGATCACAATGCGATTTCGTTTCACGCTAAAGATCCAGAAGCACCTTCCGCTATGGAAGAACATGCAAAAATTAAACAAGGTATTCAGAAGTGGAAGCGTCTGTTTCCTAATGCTAATGTATGTATCGGTAATCATGATGAAAGAGTTCATCGTCTTGCCAAAGGTGCAGGTATTCCACCGTGCTATTTTAAAGAGTACAATGAGTTGTGGAATACTAAATGGTTCTGGGACTACACACATAACATTGATGGTGTAGTTTACACACATGGTACTGGAAGAAGCGGAGCGAACGCCGCAAGTACCGCTGCCTCTAAGCAAGGACAATCCTTTGTAATGGGGCATTTACATTCGAGTGCTGGTATTGAAATGCATAGTACTCAATACGGCAAGCCTGTGTTTGGGATGCAGGTTGGCTGTGGCGTAGACATGAATCATGTGGCTATGCGATATGGTAAGAACTTCCTTAAGCAGCCAGTGTTGTCTGCTGGAGTTGTTATTGATGGACATCCCTACCTAGAGTTTATGGAGATTTGATTTTATGACTGAACAAAATGAGTCATTCGAAGAAGCATCATTGCCTCCCGGTATTAAAACCGAGGCTGTTATTATGATGCTTTCCAACATCAGTACTGCACTGAATGAGATCTGTTCTGGTATTAACAATACCGTCACTCAAATTCTTGCAGAAGGAACCAAAGTTCAAGGAGAATTAGAAAATGCCGAACAAGGTGAGTAATTTCTTTACTGGAGATGTGGAAGTCAAGTGGTCACACTTGCATAAGCCAGACGATAAGTTTGGTGCGGACACATCTAATCACAACATTACAGTTGTAGTTGACTCTGATCTTCGTGCCAAGATGGACGAGATCCAGCAAACGCTTGGTGCTAAGAAGATCAATGGTATGCGAGAGGACGATGGTGTTACGCTTCTGAAAGCAAAGACTAAGACTTATGCTAAGAAGAACGTAACCGTGTTCCCTTGTGTTGATGCTAAGGCTAACTCAACCGAGGCTGTTCCCTTCGGTGGAGACAAGGTTCGTCTTAAGCTCGCACCCATTATGATTGATCGTGATAACTCATTGTCTTTCTTCCTCAATGGTGTTCAGATCATTGAGAAGAATGATTCACCGGCTGCTGCCAGTGGCTTTGAAGCCACCGATGGTTTCGATGGATCGGGTTATCAGGCTAATCATGAGAGCCAAACGGAAGAGATTCCGAACCAACAAGAGGACGATATCCCATTCTAAGGAGCATACCATGTTTGAATGGGAGTTCCCTATCAATCCCGTTGCTGCCAGTAGACCTAGAGTTTCAAGACATGGTGCCTACTTTACAGGACCATACAAGAAATTCAAAGTTGATTGTGCAGAAGTAGTGTTTGATATCTTGGGTGAAGATTTTGAAATGATTTCATCACCCGTCCATGTTGATCTGGAACTGTATGTTACTAGACCGAAAACTACAAAGTTAATCCAACCAAAAGCTGACATTGATAACTATATCAAAGCCGTCTTTGATGTTATGAATGGTAAGTTATGGGTTGACGATACGCAAGTGCGGTCTTTATACGCTAACAAACAGTGGGCTTCCCCAGATCAGCCGGGATATTTTACTCTTGGGTTAAGTGAAGTGGAGTAATCCGCTTGGGGGTATGGTTCGCCCTGCCCCCACACTTGGCTCCGTAGCCCAATGGCAGAGGCAGAGGACTTAAAATCCTTCCAGTATGGGTTCGAGTCCCATCGGAGCTATTCAGCTTTCGTAGCTCAATTGGATAGAGCAACTGCCTTCTAAGCAGTAGGTTGCAAGTTCGAGTCTTGCCGAGAGCGTTGGAGATTTTTATGAAAGAGATGATAGATGATAGCTATGTTGTCCGAAGAGAACAGTGTCCTAAGTGTGCAGCACAGGGAAGAGACAACTCTTGTGATAACCTAGCAGTTTACAATGATGGTCATGCATACTGCTATGCGTGTGCCTATTACAAAAAAGGTGATGCAACAAATATGGAAGTCAAAGTGGAAAAGCAATTTAAAACTTATGAGGGTGCTGTTGTTCCCCTCAAAGAAAGAGGTATCACCGAAGATACTGCCCGTCGCTATGGATATGAAGTCGCAAACATTAATAACAAACGTGTTGAGATTGCTAACTTCTATCAAGATGGTAGGCTTGTGGCACAACATCTTCGTGGTCCAAACAAACAGTTCCATTGGAACGGTAACTCAAGAGGCGTGACTCTTTGGGGTCAGCACTTATGGAAACCCGGAGGTAAGAAACTTTACATTACCGAAGGTGAGTATGATTGTATGACTGTGAACCAATTGCTTGGTGGCAAGTGGTGTGCTGTCTCTCTGCCGAATGGTGCAGCAGGTGCAGTCAGAGCAGTCAAAGATAACTTAGAATTTGTTTCTAGTTTTGATGATGTGATTCTTGTGTTTGATCAAGATGAAGCGGGCAAGGCTGCTGCTGTTAATGTTGCAGAGTTGTTGCCTCCGGGCAAGGCTAAGATTGCTGTGCTTCCGTACAAAGATGCGAACGAATGCTTGGTCAAGGGTGCGGGTCAAGAAGTTGTCAATGCTGTGTGGCAGGCTGCTGAGTATTCTCCCGATGAGATTGTACACGTATCAAAGATTCAAGAAGATAAAGATATAGTTGAATCAAGAGTGTATCCTTTCCCCTTCAACAGTTTGACTGAGTTCTTGATCGGTCAAAGATCAGGCGAGATCAGCTTGTGGTGTTCGGGTACTGGCTCAGGTAAGTCTACTATTCTTCGTGAGCTTATGTATCATCACCTAGAAGAAGGTAGAAGCGTGGGTGCTATCATGCTAGAAGAATCACCACAAGAAACAATGGATGATATGATCTCTCTCATTCTTAATAAGCCTGTTCGTAGTATCAAAGCAGGTAGAATGCTGAATCAACTCAGAGAACAGATGGGTAAAGATCCTATCCACATGGAGGTTATTGATGATCTCACTGATGAAGAGTATGCAGATGCTCGTAAGCAATTGTCTGAAACATCTTTCTACATTTATGATCACTTGGGTAACAACGGACTCAAGAATCTATGCGCTCGTATCGAGTTCATGGCGGTATCGCTTGGGGTGGATGTTATTGTACTTGATCATATTACTGCTGCTGCTACCGGTTTGATGGGTGATATCACAGACTTTGATGGTGGTAACTCAGAGCGTTTGCTTATTGACAACATTATGAAAGAACTAAGATCGCTTGTATCTAGAACAGGAGTACGCATTGATGTCGTGTCACAACTTAAGAAGAGCAGCAAAGCATTTGAAGAGGGTGATCGTATCACGCTTCAGGATCTTCGTGGTTCTGGTAGTCTGGCTTCCGTGCCTAATGTTGTTCTTAGTCTTGAACGTGATCGACAAAATCCTGACGAGAGAACGGCGAACACCACTATGGTTCGAGTGCTGAAGAATCGTTTGACGGGTCGTGCTGGTGTTGCTACCGCTTTGTATTTCAATCGAATGACTGGACGATTGGATGAGGTAGACTTTGCAATTGATGAGTCCGGTCAAACAAGCTTTGAACCTGTGGAGTAATTATGGATTTAGAAAGTGATGTACACGAAACTCCTGACCTGCCCAACCCCACGCTAGAACTAATCTCACCTGATAGTTTTACTGGCGTGGATCAAGACTTAACACAACTTGCTGACGGTGTGCATAGTGTTAGGTTTCAACAGAATGGAAAAGCAGTTTCGTCTAGTGTATTAGTTAAAAGAAGTCTAAGCGATATTACAGTCTCTTATTCTTTAGATGGTGTAGGTTATGAATCAATCATGAAACCTAACGGTGTATCATATACGACAGTATCTACACCAAGAGGCGAAGGACTGCCGCCTATTAGAACAGTAGTTAAAACTAGTTGGAGATATACAAAGAACCGATAAGGAGATCCCCATGAACCGGATCGTATTTGACATCGAAGCAAATGGATTACATGAAATTATACTAAACAAAAAGGGAGAAGCAAAGCCAGAGGTATCTCGTGTGCATTGTCTTGTGCTTCTTGATTGTGATACACAAGAGATCAAAACATTTGGTCCCTGTGAAATTGATGAGGGTGTAAAGATTCTCGCTAAGGCAGATCAAATCATTGGACACAATGTAATTGGTTATGATATTCCTGTACTGAATAGATTGTATGGTGGTATCAACCCACAAAAAGCATTAGATACTCTTATCATTTCTCGTA